CGTATCCGAATACACCTGATAGAACAGCCCAAAGGACTGCGCGATAGTCAAGGTCAAAGTTGCTAGATGCCCAAGCAGCTAAGAATGCTCCAGCAGCAAGGATTGCAGGGTTCTTCATGTTCTTCATTATTCTCCGCCTAACATAGATACTTGATAAAACTGACCCAGTAGGTCAGCTTCTTTCTTAAAGCTAAAGTGAGCGTGTTTAGTGTGTGGGTTAGACCCTTTGTACTTTCGCCACTTCCATCCAAGGATAGGTGAGCAAATTCTCTTGTCAAAAATAATGTAACTAATGCGCTTTTCTTGCTTTGCTTTACAGGCTCTACGAATCTGATCAACAAGGTCGGGCATGATGTCTGGCTTTGATCCCTTGAATAAATCACGATCAACATCGATGGCACGAACCCAGCCCTGCTCATCTGGATTATGATCAGACTTGCGAGCAGCGTGTCGGGTATCACCGATCCAACCATCCGATGTGCGGTCACGATCTGGGAACGAGTCATCTATCTGCTCTCGTAACTGACTGGCAGCTTTAGATAGATGCGGCTTCATGAGTAATCATCTCAGTCATGTGTTCCACTATGAAAGCAGTAACTTTGCCTCATCTTGCGTAATTCCTAGCCGTTCTAGCAAAGCTGCCTTCTGGGCGGCTGTTGCTTCGGCTTCGGCTTCGCGCTGTGCTGATTTGCTATTATCTGCTTCTAGTTGCGCCAATTCTTCGGCATTCATTTCGCGTTCAACAATTTCGCCTGATTCAACATTGTGAATTTTAATCATATTAATCATTATTGAACTCCATATAGAACATAAGTTCCACCGCCAAAATTACCACCTGACAGTAGAAGATTTATTTGGTTTATAGCACCTGTTGCTTTATACAAGCCAAAAATAATACCATCTGAATATACTGAGTTTTGATCTAAGTAACCAAATTTCATATTGACGTTTTTCATCGTTGCAGCATTAGCATAATCAGGAATGTCGATAATGTATTGATTACCGCTCTGTGAGTTTAAGTTGCCATTTATGCCATCATCTATATACCATCTATCAGCAGAACCGACTGACCAAGTTGCGTTGGTTGAACGACCTTGCAATCTCACGTATTGACTCGCACCAGAATCGTTCATCAATCTTAAAACTAGTGAGTTTGTGTTTGTAGCAGGATAAAAATCCCGGACAACAAGCTGCAAATTTTTGTACGATGAACTAATGCTTGTTAAATTAACTGCTGAACCTGACAAACTACCGCTTGCAATAGAGGTCATCCCACCGCCACCGCCAGCAGGTGTAGCCCACTCAGGAGCAGTTGCGCCAGAATTCACTTGAAGTACCTGACCAGCCGTACCGAGCCCAAGACGAGCAGGGGTTGATCCGCTTGATGAGTAGATGACATCACCTGTCGTAGTCATTGGGTTAGTCATGCCTGTGGCATCAGAAACCCACTTAAAGTCCATATCTGTGTTGCTGTTCTTGGCAAGCACTTGATTAGTAGTGCCACCTTTAAGATCGAGTAAAGAAGCATCGATTGCATCACCTAGACCTTCAATAGCTGTTGCGCCATTCTTTACTAAATCGCTTGATGTCGGTACTGGCCATCCAAAATTGGGTGTCGTAGTTGCCATTAGGTTAAAACTCCTGTCGCATTTGTCCATGTAAGTGTAGCATTTACACCAGTCCAAATTAGTGAAGCTGGCGTAACTGTTTCCCATTGGGTTGTTGATAGTGAGAAGTCTGTAGCTGAGATATAGAGAGTGATCTCCACAAAGCTAGGTGTTGCCCTGAGAGCTATGTTTTCCACAAAGCCATCAAATTGCCCACCTAGTAAATTGCTAGGCAGATTGTCAATAATTACAGGCTGGCCAAAAAAGATGTTAATTAGGTCATCTAGCATTTGGTTAGGGATGTCTGGGTTATCAAGTCTGAAGGTAATCGCACCCAATGACCCGCTTGGGTCTTTTCTCAGGTTAAGCTCTCTTGAGGCAATATCAGTGATGTCCACAAGGTTCTTGATATTAGAGTCCACAGACCTCTCAAAAAGCCCGTAAGAGGCTACAGAGTCGGAATCTGATACAGCGTAGGTTGATGCGTATCCTGTGCCATAGCGGTAGATAAGGCTGTTACGGATGCGAGCAGTCTGAGTTGTGGATGTGATAGAGGTTGGTGTTGCATACGAGCCATCAAGGCTAGTAAAGCCATTAGCTGCGAGATAGTTAGATCTGTGGTCTGCATCGTCATAGGAAACATTTCCATTCTTTTCTTCATGAATCTGTCCTAATGCGCTATTGGCAATCTGGTCTGCAAGAGTCTGAGACTTAGCAGAAGCACTAGCAGCAAGAGCAATCATCGTGTAGAAGCCTGTGTCAATAGTGCCAATGTAGGACTCGGCTTGATCCCATGTGGTGGTTGCTGGGTATGTATTCCATGTAACAGTTGGAGTGACCTCTGCCCAAGATAAGTTAAGAGCTGCGCCCAATATGTCTGCTATCTGTTCGCCATCTAATTCTTCTGTGAGAGCTGTGTTAAAAATAGCCTTAGTAAGTCGAGCAAGTGAGCCAATGCCCAAGATCGTGCCTGTGGTGATGTAGCCGCTTTCCTCTGGGCTACGCACTCCGATGTTAAAATCTGAGACCTCGCCGCCGAATACAGTGACATAAGTGCCACCGCTATCTTTAAGCTCTAAAGTGATTGGCTCTGTGACATTGATGGTAAATGGTGCATTGTTAGCGTTAATAATCTCTACTCGGCAGTAACCTGCTGTGCATTGTCTGTCAATGTCTAAGCGACCAGATGCGAACGACACAGAGGTGACAGTCGTATAGACATCATCACCTACTGTAACTCGCCATTCTGGAAGCCATGTCATAGCGCGGTTAGTGTTCCTCTGTCGCGAGCTTGTCGTAATACTTCATCAATCGCTTCTGCAATAGCGTTAGGATCTCCCACGCCTGTGTTCACATTGATAACGATGTCTCTATCGCGTGAGCCTACCGCGCCTGAGTTAAACAATGATCCGCCTTCTGCTGCTCTGAAAGAGCCAGCACCGAATGATCCAATAGCTCCACCTGCAAAAGAATTAACTAGCGCATTGAACGCGCCCGAATCTTCAATGGTTTGGAAAGTAGGAGCAAGTCCATCGATAAGTTTGATAAATTCTTTACCATTCTCGCCAATAACTGAAATAACTCCCCCAAGATCTTCATTGGCTTTGTTAATTTCCTCAATGCTTCTAGGTGGAGTAGTTGGAGAAATGCCGTTAGGTGTCTGGATAAATCCACCACCGCCGCCGCCACCGCCACCGCCGCCGCCGCCGCCACCCGCAGGTGGTGTAATAGTAGGTGTTTTAACCTGTGCTAATAAAGCAAGCATCTCTTTAATCTTGCGCAATGCTTCATCTAGGTTGTTTTGATTGATTAAATCTTTTGGTGTTAATCCTTTTAAGATTGACTCAATGGCAATCATCTGAGTTTTTTGATTAGTTAAAGCACCAAGAATCTTTAGATCTTCGTTAAGTTTAGCCGTTGCTTTTATAATCGCTTCTTCATCTTTAGAAGCAATGGCATCTTCTAAAGCAAGGATTGAACGCTTGACATTTAGGCGAGCAGTATCGTTAGCAATCTGAAGAAGCTGTGCTCCACTTGTTGCCTTGCCTAGTTGCTCAGCCTGATTAGTAAGAGCTGCTGCAATCTGGATCTTGTCCATGTCAAAGACATCTTCGCCCTTATTAAGGGAAATTCTTGCCTTGTCAATAAGTAAGCCAATTCTTTTATCTTTGGCGATTTTAGCTGCCGCAGCTGCTTGCGCCCGAGCAATTTTTAGCAGTTCTGCTTCTGCCTTTTTGCGAGCTGCTAGATCTGCCTTCTGGGTATCCTGTGAGGATACTGTCATCGACACATTGCCCATGCCCATAAAAGCATTAGGATCTCTGAATTTCCATGAAAGGTTATCTAAATCAAAAATTTGTTTCGTAATCTCAATAAACTTGCCACCCTCACGAATAAAATTAGCCATTGCTTCAGAAGCATTGTTAATCTTTTCTACAAGTTGATCGGTTGAAGTCGAACCGGATGCAGTTTTTAGTGCATCGACAAGACCTTTACCAATAGTTTCTTTTGCGTTGTTTCCAGCAATAGTTAATTTAGCAAGTGAACCTGCGTAAGTATCTGCTGCGGCAGTTGCCTGACCAGCAAACAATACTGAAAGGCGTTCTTGTATTTCCGCAAAAGATGAGGTCTCAAGTTCAGCTTTAGTAAGTCCTACACCTAAACGACCAATGGCTTGCTTCTGGCCTAAGTATGCCTTCTGCAAGCTTTGTGAAACTTGAGTGACTGACTTGCCCGTTCCTGCTGAAATATCAAGTGCAAGTGTTAGCAGATCTTGCGCCTTAGTTACGTCACCTGTTGCACGGAGTAAGCGATCCATTGCCGGACGAAGTTCATCATCGAGCACACCTGTTTGAGTTTCAAGTCGAGAAATAAACCCATTAACTGTGCCAATTTGTGAGCCATAGGCAAGGTTAAGATTCTTTAGAGTTTGACCAAGTGCTGTTGCAGCTTTGTCATCTTCCACAAAAGCTTTGACAGATGCTTTACCAAAGGCAAGGATTTTTTGTGTTCCAAATGCTAAAAGTAATCCACCTGCTAATTTTTTAACACTTTTACTTAATTTGTCTGTAGAGGTTTCTGCTTCCTTGAAACCCTTTTTACCAGTGAACTCGGTAGCAATATCAATCTTTACTTGTGCCACGATTAGCCTCTCACTGTTGCGCGTTGGTTAAGTTTAGTCTTAGCTGACTCTATAGCCTTTAACACAGCTGAAAGAGCTTTACCATTGTCCTCTTCATAGGCGCGATAAAGGCCGCGACCTCTGCGATTTCGTGATCCTTTTAATTGAGATCCGTTTTTAGCTTCTTGGTTTTTAACAAATAAGCTGTCAGGATTTACAGTTCCAGCAATTTCATAAATAGCTCCAGCGCGTGTTTTATTGAACAATCGCGCTATAGATCTAAAACCTCTGGAATTAGCTTTAGAAGGACTTGACTTAAAACCAATGTTAGATTTAACAATCGAGGGAACGTATCTAGGAAACTTAGCAGTACTAAAAGCAGAGGAAGCAGCATTGATTTGATTGCCAGAAATTCCCCAATTAGACAAAACTTGGTTCTCATTAGGCATGTAACCTCTAGCTCTTTTTACTATTGGTTTTACTGCTAAGGACATTTCCTTTGTCAGTTTTTTAGATAGATCAGGTGTGAATTCTCTGAGGGCTTTTCTAAGCTCTACCGCGCCTTTTACCTCTGTTGGCATCGCTCACCTCTTTCGCTTCATCCTTAAGCCCCTGCACTAATGCATCGAGCATGGTCTTATCTAGATCTAATAACTGCTGTGGCGCGATTCCCAACCTAATGCTTAGCCTAGCGATTAGATAGGTGAATGGAAGATCGCGCTTTAAGCTAAAGGGTCTGAATCAAGCACCTCGACACTTTTGAGTGTCTCAATGAAATCCATACCAAAAGGCTTAACAGTTTCACCTGACCTGCGTGTTACTTCCCATGCTAACCAATAGACATCGCTCTGCTTTTCTTCATCGCG